TGTAGTGTGCTATGTTGTCATCTTGACCAGCCCATACACCTGTGGATGAAGTTGCAACTATGTAAAGTGCACCCTCTACTCCGGTTGGTGGTGTGGTCGTAGTTCGACTAATGGCAGCATTCTGCACGAGTGCATCCATAATTACCAGAGCATCGTTGTGCGTGATTTCCTTCTGCGCCTGCCCCGTTGTAAGTAGTGGGACTGCTAAGTTGAGTGTGTCTACCATAGTATGTTCTATTTTTTGGGGTGTCGTCGCCCCATTATACCACCGCTTCGGTCACATAGCCACGTCCAACTGTTGCGGAATTTTGGTTACACACGGAAAGTGACCGTAGACTGCACTGCTCCGAAGTCAGCGAGTTGCATGGCTTCATCGTATGTAAAGGACGCAACCGCTAGATTAAGGTTCGCCTGTATAACAGTGTTCTCATCCACAGTGACTGTGCGTACTACCGTTGCGCCGTCCATTATTTCCACGTCGTAGCTCTCAATAACTTCGTCAAGAGGCACGTCCGTATTGTTGTTCCAGCCGTTGTCAGTTCTTGCCCGTCTTGTCCATGTAAGTACCCAATTGTTGTTTATGTCAAGTGACCCCGCGAGGTCCACGGTAGAGTACGGCTTCAATGATACTAAATTATCCACGAAAGACTGAGCCACCGCAGTTGTGATGTCGTCGCCCACGGTCACCGGTTTGAAGTACACAGTTGCGCCTGCATTTGTCAGGCTATCATCTATCCTGAATATCGACTGCGTTGTGAGTAGTGTGAACTGCTCCGAAGCAACGTGTGAGCCCATACGCCACTCAGTTCCTTTACGACCTCTGAGAAGTCCGCTGAGGGTGTACGTGAGGGCACCCGTGAGGGTTGCAGTGGAAAATTGAATTATCTCGTAGCCCGTGGCATCATTACCGAGTGCTGCGGCATTTCCCCCAGCGAGAACNGCTTCCTCGGTTATTGACTCAAGAGTTCCAGAGAGTAACGTTACCTCAAGAGTGTTGGCGTAGTCGAACAGATCGGCGTAAACTGGCGCAGCAAGTATTGTTCCTGCCGTTCCAAAAGTGCCACGAGCTGCTACGTCAATAAGTGTGTTGTAGTTGGCATTATCAAGACTTCGGTATATCCTCGCTCCGCTCCATGTGGTCGTGTTGGTGTCGTCAATTGCGGTCGCAGATAAATAATATCCGGGAAAATCGTCTATGTCTAAGAGCAGGGGCAAGTCAAGAGTACGTAGCACGGTCGGCGAGTTCGAGACAAGGGGTGCAGGACTTGTCGTTATGTTCCCAAGCGATGCAGCCGTGAGTGAGTACACACTCTGGTTTGTGGATACACAGGTCAGACGCATTATTGCATTGGAGCCGAGGTCTGCCTGCACCACCCGCGCTGTCTCTGTAACTCCCTTGGACTCAAAAGATATGACATCCGTTGGCTCGTAGGCTATGTAGTCCCATGGAACATCAATCGTGAAGCCACGACGCGATGCCCACCTGTGGTATAAACTCCGAAGAACACGGTCTGACATGTCTGTATTGTCCGTCGATAACGAGAAGCCTTCCGCCACTTCAGCATTTGATGCGGTCACATATCTGAATGCTGGTGCGGATACGGGTTCATACTCCCTATTGAAGTCTGCGTATGAGAAGGTTAGTGCCCTCGGAAGTCCGTTCTCCTCAACTCTCTCCTGTACAACTCTCGGAACAACTGAGCCTATTGGTGCTGCCGCGAGTAGTCCTTCGGGGATTGTTACGGCTGAGGATGCTCCGTACTTCACAAAGCGTAGCGGATCACCGTCCGCTATTCCGAACTGGTATACCGTGGATAGCGCGTCGAGGTGGCTGCTAAGTGCAACGCGCCCGGACATCGCGTATCCGCGCAGGGTGTCCGTGAGCTCTGACACATCATATGTTACCCCCGCCTTCTCGCATACCGTAGCTACAACTGCTGATAGAGGCACATCAAGTGCTGAGTTGGTTGTCTTTTGTGCTCGTACAAAGAAATCATTTGCCCCACTAGAGTGAATGAGGTAATACCCCATGCCGTAACTTGTAGGCACAGCATACGACCCACTGCCCTCCGTGTATCCGGTGACACCTGTTACAAGAAGCGACTCGTCCCCGATGAGTCCACCCGATGACACTGATACCTCATACACAGATGCTGTGGTGGTTCTTGTTGCATATATGATGCCGTTTTTTACCTGAAAGTCCTTCATCACTTCCGGCATTGGGTATGTCTGCAAAACAGTGCCTGACAGTAGCTCCACCCGTTCTATGCGATCATCAAACAGGAGGAAGGTGTCAACGTCGTCATTTCTTATAACGAGGACTTCGGTTGTTTTAAGTGTCCTCGACACCTCACCGAACCAAGGAGCGGTAATGCCTGTCTGGTCGTATACTACGTGGCTAAAGTCCCCCGTATTGGCATCCTGATGCGAGACTTGAAGTATACCGTTGTACGCATCTATGGCCCCTATGTACCCCGGTATGTCGTCGAATCTCCCGTTAGCTTGTGGTACATTTGTCTCTCCCGGTGGGATGGAACCAATCAAATTATTTACCCATAATGAGGTGTGCCACTCCCCCGCGATGGTGAATATACCTGTAGTGCGAAATATTTTCCCATCTGCATATGTTATAAGTACCGTCTCCGAACTCCTGTCTTGTGGGTTCACCCCTATGCCGTCGTAGATTATTTCTCCCGTATCCCCCGTGGATGGGTCATACCAAAGGAAACCGCCTGATTTGTCACTGGAAGAGGGGTTGTTACTTCCGACGAGAAGAACACCCCCGTCGGTCGGACCCTGCACATCTGACCAAAACAAGCTGGTCATGCCTCTTGATATGAAACTAGATGCCGGTATGCTCACGTCCGCAATAGCGAGGTCTTCGCCAACAGAGCGCAAAAGTCCTAGGGTGTCCAAATAATAGGCTTGTGTGGTGTTACTACCGGAGGTGAAGTGTGCCCCCTGATTTATGACGGTGATGCCCAATGCAGCAGCAGCATCCGGCAAGAACGGCTCCGTGCTATTGCTCACAGTCACGGTTATGTTTGGTATCTGACCCCACGCGGTCACATCTACGGTGTCAAATAGTAGGTACGATGTACCCCTGAATGCGGGGACGTTGCCTACTCCGAGTGCCGCTTCGATGACAGGGTCAACTGTCTGAGACTCCGACCCGTCGTAAAATGTTATGTAGCTGGGGAGTGCTGCGTCAACGCTTGCGTCGTACAGAACCTCATCCATAAAGGATATTTTTAGTACGTCTGTTAGGGTGCCCTCACCGAGACTGACCGCCATCGTAGCTGTGTAGCTGTACGTCACACTGGTTACGGTGCTTCCACCCCCGCCACCCTTACCGCCTGATCGCTGTGATGTCTCAGACCGACTCTCAACTAAACCGGGGGAGTATATTATATTCCCACCAACTTTATATGTCCCTTCGATGAGCGGGAGTGCCATACCTACTGTTGAACTCGTCACCGCGAGGTCTGCGAGTCTGCTACCCTCGGTGGTCTGGTTCTGTCCGGGGTCAGGAAAAAGTGCTCCTCCTAACGCACTACCGAGCGCAAAACCTAACTGTGCTCCGAACGGTCCACCGAGACTACCTACTCCGGCTCCAACTATCCCAAGTGCTAATCTTGCCATTACGTAATCCCCCTGAATCTGAAGCAGTGCCGTACTCGATGGTGCCACTTGAAATCGAGGTGATGGTGTACAACTTCGCCACGCTCACGCCATGCGTGTACTACTGCATCGTCAGGCATTACAAAACCAACATGACTGCATATTTTAGTCTTCCCTATCTTGAACAGGTACACGTCTCCCGGGAGTGCACTGCCCACAGGTACTTCGTCCATGTACCTCAAGAGGTTCTCGTATAACATGTCGCTGCTACCGTGGATATGCCACTCTGCTGAATAATTTATGTTGTCCTTGAAGGGGTAATTGTGCTTCAGGGCTACAGACGTAATTGTTCCGATACAGTCTATGCCGTAGGTGGAGCGACCCTGATGCTGATAGGGTGTGCCGACGAGTGCAAGTGCATCAAAAACTACGTCCTCTCTAAGCATTACCGTCCCCCTCGTTTATTGATCTTGGTGTTGCCCGGTATGATGGGTATGTCATTGCCGCCAGAATCAACGGCTGCAAAGCCTCTGAAATTGACGAGGTTACTGAACCGAGACTTGCATATGGATGCCCGTCGGTCACAACCTGCTTCTGCTGAGTATGTATCGCCGACAGCGATGGTGTATGGGAATGCCTCAAACATGCTGAAATTATCGCCATTTGTGTGGGAACCTACTTCCTTGCTTATCCCATTGTTGAGCCCTGACGTAAAAGTTACCACGCCGTAATTGAAGTACCCTGTTGCCTGAGAGGTGTCGCCTGAGAAAAGACTACTGTCGGTGACTCCAGTAACTGCACCGGTAAATGTGAAGTCTGCAACTACGACCATGCACCGTGCGTCTCCGAGATTTTCAACGTCGCATCGTTCTTGGTGTGTACGCCCGTATTGCCTCATGAGCTTCTGCTTACTACTCAATAGCTCTGCCGAGTACGTGTGGTCATCTCTTCGTATACGTCCTGTGGTTCCCGTGAATATAGTGAAGGTGTCAACCGGATTTTTCCAGTCAAAATGTACAACCTCAACGCTCGCACCGTCGTACTTGCCACCGTCGAGGTCCGCTTCGGTAATTGCAGCACTATCGAACACTGCACCCATTTCCATGTTCCCAACCGCAGTATCCTCGGATGACTGCATCGCGGAAGGGTCTGCACCACCAGCGGCGGTAAACAGGTCACCTCCAACGGTAATGTCTCTTTGGAAATCGGTAAACCGAAAGATTACGCCGTCCCGTCGCGTTATGACCCACCCGCGAGCAAGGGTTGTCGTAGTCTTTACGTATTCCGCTGCTAAACTTGCAGGAACCGTCCTCATAACACCTCCACGATTCCTATGCTCAGAGAATATTGGTTGAAGTTGTCAAAGGATACGGAGAGCTGGTCTGAATCAAAACGAACAGGTATTGTGTAAGTGAAATCCGCTGTTATAACCGTGCCACCTGATGGCGGTACGGTAAAGGTGATAATTCCAGTAGTGTAGTCCACAGTCCAATCCACACCCTCTGTACCAAATGGTGTCCCCCCAAACTTAGGAACAACTGAACCTGTGTCGGGCTTGGTTATTTTTCTTATGTACGGATTACCACTCACAACTGTGTACGTCTTGGTCAACTGGAATGCCACGAGTACGTTGTCACCCGTGCCTACCGCCTCATCGGTTCCCGAAGAATCCATTGGGTCACGAAATTTGAACGGTATCGCCCTACCCTGCGTATTTGCGTGCAAGTCAACGAGTGGCTGAATATCACTCTGCTGTTCCCGTCCTGACATGACTACNGTNCCCTTTCCGCGAGCATCAANCCAGTCAATGTTGCGCTTCTCCGAGCCGTCAAACGTTTCCGCGATAAATGTCTTCCATGATGACATCGCCCATGAGGACGAGTACGATATGTTTTCGGTCACAATGTCATTGATGACCGTGGGTATNTCCTGTGGGACTGCCATTATTATCTCCCTAGCCGTTGCATGGTATTCTTTAGTTGNGCACCCATTCTGACCGTTGCCTGATCTACGGTGCTGTTAAGTCCATCCCCGCCACCAGTTGGCGCGGAGAAATTGTTCGATATGTTGATACTGTATGTGTCGCCACTTGATTTCTGTTGTGCGGGTGTCTGCACTGTGACTTTCTCACCAGCGTTCACATTAAGTCCGATGGGTATTTTATCACCCGATGTCGGACCTTGTGGAAAGAATGAACCACCCCCTGCAAAATTCCCATAGTGCTGGACGGTCACACCGCTGTTAGTCGCCATTACTTCACCACCTGTAGAGAAGCCGCCGAGTCCAGCAAGAAGCGTTCCAAAGATGCTATCCCCGCCACCGCTACTCGTAAATGAACTACTTATGGCATCGGTTGCGGTCTTTGCAAGTGCCTTAGATACGTTGGACGACAATGATCGGAGAATATCCCGCTCGAATGACTTTATCGCATCACCGAGATTTTTTATGTCACCGGTTATGAGCCCGTCAATTGTGTTGGACATTGCATCGCCCACATTGTCCCATACTTTATTTATGGAGTCCGCCATCCGTTTGCTTGCGGGTTCCATCTGGAGTAGTGCCAATTCTCGCTGTGCTACCAGAACTTCATTTGTAGATGTGGAGTGCGCTATTATAAATTCGTTTTTATCAATCTCAATTTGCTTGATTACATCGGCGTAGTGCTTCTTGTACGCCTCTGCATCTGCTGTACCCTTGGCTACGTTGAAGTCCAGTGATGCCTTCGCATCCGCCTTCAGTGCATCGAAGTCAGTTGCCTGCGCTTTGGAAACGGCAGTCTCCCCAAATTTTTCCTTGGCTGCTCTCGCATCATCTATCGCAGCCTTTTGCTTCTTCCATTCAGGTGTGCCGTTTATTATCTCGGTATTTATCTTGCGGAGAGCTTCCGCTTCTTTCTGGAGTTCTGGGTGCTTTGCGATACGTTCATCTATCTCCGCGTTCATCTTCTGCAATGCTATAGCCACGTCGGACACGCCTGCTGCTTGCTGTTCCAATAGCGACATTTCAAACTTGAGAGCCGCAACCTCTTCGCTTATGGTTTTCTTTAACTCGCTACTCTTCACCGCTTCATTACGCACCTCAATAGCCTCGGTCTGCTTCTCAAACGCATCGGTCAGTTTTGCCACCTCTGCGGGGGTGAGTCCCAACTCGCTTGTTTTGATCGCCAACGCACGATTGAATGCTCTTACTGCGACCTCTGCCTCCGTATAACCGTCTGCTACATCGTTCAGCCTTGCGGCTTCTTCCTTCAGTCCTGCGATATGCCCCTCGGTAGTCTTGACGAAGGACGCTGCTTCCAATGCCTTCCGAGATGCCGCAACATCGTCAATTGCTTTTTTAAGGGCTATGTACTCCTTACTCCCCACTTCGAGGTTCTTCAACTTACTGACTGAAGCCAGCCAAGCGTTAAAGTCGCCAGCAGCGAGTGCCGCTGCGGAGGATGCTTGATTAGTTGACTCCGTGAGTTTTTTAGTTATTTCAGTTGCATCAGTACCTGCTTGAAGAGAGGCGGCGACAGCGTTACGTTTCTCCCGCTCCGCGTCCGTGGCTTCCTTTATAGCAACCGTGTTCGCAACAGTAGCCGCTTCTTCCTTGGTGAGTTCCTCCCCCCTCCGGCTCTTCCTAATCAGTGCGGTGGTTTCCTTTAATGTAGCTAACGCCTTCTCATTGGCTCTTTGGCTCTCTTCACTGACAGACACCAGTTCTACGTCGGAAGCACCTCGTCGCAGCCGCTCTAGCGCTACGTTCAGGTCATCAACATCTGTAACCGCCCCACTGAAAGCATCCTTAAATAAATCTGCAAACCCTACGAACACCCCTCCAGAGCCATCCACTGCCGTGATTAGCGCCGCGACGGCATTTGTCGCCGCTTTTATTGGTCCTGATACGAGATCCTCAAAAGCAAGGGTTGTGGCATTTATAGCTACCTTAGCCTCCGCACCCACTCCGTTGAGGACATCGGCAACTGCGATGGCTGATGCCTGAGTAGAGCGCATCTCCGCGTCAAGACCGCCGAAGTCCGGTAAGTCACGCACCGCACCTACCGCTTTGAGGGCTACAAGAAATTCATTGGTCGCCTGAGTTGCGTCATGCAGTACCCCGCCTACGGAATCTCCCAGACCGGAAGCGTATGCTTCCCAATTGTTCTTGAGTCGTATGAGTCCTGAGTTAAGGGACTGGTTCGCCGCTTCGGATTCATTGATGAGTGCGATGTTCTCGACCTGTGCCTTACTCGCATCCTCAATCTTGCTCTGTACGTTACCGTAGGTATTGACTAGTTGCTTGAATGTGTTGACCTCACGAACACCCACAATATCAAGTTCATTGAGTACCCCCGCGAGAAATTCCGGTGCCCCTTTACTCAAGCGTGATATTTCCGCGAAAACATCGAGGAATGTCCCTGCTTGGTCAGCAGCAAATGCTTTTTTAAATGCCTCTGGAGTTTCCCCAAGTAACGATGCGAATGTGTTGAGGTGCTTTGATGACTTCGATGTCATGAGGAACACGGAATTTTCCATGTCTGCCGTGAGTCTCTGGAATGCGGAACCGGTACTCTCCTGACGCGCTCCGAGTTCACGGAAAGCAGTGGAAATACCGAGGATTTGTGCTGATGTGAAATTATATGTAGTGGTGGCTCGTGCGAGTTCCAAACTGAGTGATAGTATCTCAGCCTCAGTTGCCTTGGATGTGTTACCGAGGAATACGAGAGATGACCCAAATGCGTCAACAGTGTCGATGCCCTCGTCCAAAAGACCGAGGAGCCGTGCTATCTGCTTTGCACCTTCAGCACCGGACACATCTGTGGCTGAACCAAGTCGNGCNANNGTNTCNGTGAATTTAAGGAGTTCAGNCTCCCCTGATACNCCCAACTGNCCCGCTGCCTGAGCGAGTTCTAGTANTTGNGATGTGGTGGAGGGTACTATCGATGATAGACCACGTATGTCCTCGCCAAACGCTTTCGTTGCTTCGGCTGTTAATCCAGTCGTCTTTTTGACCCCAATGAGTCCTTCCTCGAACTCCCTGAAATCATTGACAAGTGCCTTGGTTAAACGGACTACTGGCTCAAGGGCGAAGAAGTATAAGAGTACGGCGTTACGGAGTCTTGATACGGACAGTGCCAACCCACCGTTGGCGAAGCGGTGCTTGTCTGTACCGCGTGCTGCCTTCTCCGCAGAGGCTGCTCTATCGGCATCAAACTTCTTGTTCATTGCCAACGCCTGCGCCTGCATCCGACCCAGTTTTTGGATTCGTCGCTGCTCGGCTTCGGCTTCCCTTGTGCGGGCGTTTGATAACTTGGTTATAGCGGCTTCTTGCTCTCTCGCAGACTTTTTCGCGTTCTTTGCGGATTCTTTGAAGTTTCTTGCCGACTTGGCATTCATCTTATCGAAAGCCGTAGTCATCTTGAATACAGCTGCTTCAAGATGACCGATTGATTTTTTGGTGGACTTGAGGGTGGCGGTGGCCTTATCTACGTCAGCTCGGAGGGTTAGGAGTAGCTCGTGGTTGTCTGGTGGCACTGGACTCTCCCGTCATTTTATTTTTAGTATCGCGTATTCCCGCAAGTGCGAAATAACACGGCGGGCATGTCCTCTATAGAAACTCCGTACACGGCAAACATGAACTCCACGGTCACCTGTCCGGGCAACCACGATACCATCGTCTCCCCATATGCTTAATGCAATTTCATTTATTCGCCCCACCTCTGGTGCGGGTAGCGAAGCCCTTGCGGACTCCGACAACCCCCTATCATTTAATCTTTTATGATGCCAGAGATAGGCACTTACTTTTTTCTGTTCTCACCCTCTGCAAGCAGAGTGTCTGTAATTTTGTTCAGCACCACGGATGCCACTTGCTGAAGTAGGGGCGACAGACCGAGTGCCAACACCGCTAGAGTGTCCACATCAAATTTTGCCTCACTCACTAGATCCTTTTTGGGTAACTTAACCTCCAACGCATCCGAGGTGAGTGCGTCATATGTTACCCCTTCCCATCCGGTAATACGCGGAATGACATGCTTCGTAATGAAGTTGTCATAGTCAGCGGGCTTAAAAACGACCGCACCTGAAGATGCCCCACCATCCGGTAGCAGAGTTGCGATTGCCTCCGAACGCTCTGTCCTGTTAAGAGGTGACAGACACATGCTTATCTTGTCAGTTATCTTTGTCTTCACCGGCGTGTTGTGTGCCTTCAGTATTTCTTGTGCTATGCTCATAATGCCCTCCAATGGTTAAAAATAGCCCTCCTTAATACGCCCCCGAAGTGCCAACACCTAAAAAGGGGGCGGCACTCCGAGAACTACGTAAGCTGGAGGGCATACGTTACTAGATTGCTGTTTCCTGATTTCTGATTTTGACCACGAGGTCTGAGTTCTCAGTTGGGTCAAGTGAAGCCGTGAAAGTCAGGGTGTTTGTAAGTCCTGTCTCAACGTCAATTGGAACACCAACCGCGCCGGTGTACTTACCGACTGGCATGTAGAACTCCAGAACGTCAGCACCAGTATCCAGAACAATTCTGTTGCTAGATGCGATGTCCTGTCGTGCTTTGTCCATCTGAGTGTCATCAGTGTAGAAGAAGTTAGCTTCGAGAGTACAGTCAGCCACCCCCTCTGTTACCGTTGATACCGTCTGTGAGCCAACCGCCCTGTCAGTGGTCATGTTGTTATTGTACGTGAGAGTGAGCGTGTTTACCGATGCAACCGCTCCCGCATCCGTGTACGTCGCATCAGAGTGGATGTACGGCGTGTGCGTGAATGCCACCGGTACAGCCAGCTCTGCCGCGTTCTGCGTCTGGTTGACCCCAAGGACATCCACAGTTCCTGTTACAAAGCCGTCGTTGCCGATGGTGATTGCGAGGTTGCCGATCTTACAGCCTGAGTAAACAGAGTAAGAAGGAACAGCCAAGTCAGTGTATCCAAGCTCGATGAAAATACCAGCAGCAGGGAGTAAGCCGTTCTTGATTGTGTGAACGTAGTTGTCGTTGATTACGGAACCTGTTGTACCTGCACCGGTTACAGTTCCCGCAGTAACTGCGATAGTAAAAGTCGTGGTAGACGGAACAGTCTGAATCTGAAACTGCCCATCAATTGGCACCGTCGAATTTGTGGCCGATATGGTTACGTAGTCGTTCACCTCAAGGAGGTGTGGAACTCCGCAAGTTACCGTCACAACACCCGCCACGTCAGTGGAGATGACCGTGATTGCTTTTGCTGCGGGTGCGACTGTCGTAGCCGTGCCAATTGCATGTTTCAGCAATCTACCAAGACCGGATGCCGTGAGTTCAATCGGCAGTGCGCCTGCAACATCAATGTTGCCTGCACGGGACGCGGCTCTTGCCCTGTTTGGGGTAATTGCGTTGGACACAACTGCTTGGATTTCCTTCGACAAGGTTACGCCGTAGGTCACCGCACCGAGGGAGTACGTTGTTGGTACTGCGGGAACCGCCCCGAATGTAGTTGCTTCACCCCAGCGCACAACCGTGTTAGCACCCTTTGCCTGTCCTGTTACTAATATCGACTCAGCCATGATTTATACTCCTTTTTTAGATGATTTTTTTGCGTTCACTTCGACAACGTCAAATTCCGCCATAATTTGTTTTGTGATATGCTTCTCATCCACAGTGAATGCCACGTCCTTAGCGGTGGCGACACCTCCAAGGCTGACTTCAGCGGGTCCTGCTAATCGTTTATATTTTTTATCCATTACGGCTCATCCTGAAAAAAAGGTAAATACAAGGAGGTATGATAAGTGATCTCAAATAAAACCACGGCTCCTATCTCCGTTAAAGTGTTTGTTTCTGGCACAAGTTCAAGCACTGGTTCTTCAGAAACCGTTCTCACTTGTGCGACGTTTCCGTTCGTGTATCCAAGTCGTGCATTCTGTGTTGACGTTATCAGCGTATCCGGTAGTGTGAATACCGCCGCTACGATGTCTGACGACAACTCAGGTGCAATGCTCATGCTGTCATCCGAGAGTCCGGTGTCCCACAACTCGACGGCAAACTGCCCCACGCGCTGTGATAAGCCATTTATCTGTTGGTTTGACACCGACTTAACCCAATAGCTGAAACCTATTGGATATATCGCGCCTGTGCAGGGCGGTGGGGGGCAGTCGCTTTTCTCGTACTATTAACATTTCGCGAGTACCCGTTGGCAGTTTTTATTGCCGCCACACGATCATCCAACGCTGTAATAATTCTATTTATTGCAGGGACTGTCATACTTTCAGCCTCGCTGCGTTTTTAGTTGCAATTTCCTTCGCGTGAAGTCGTGCTTCCACTTTGACAGACTTTCGTAAATGGAACAGAACTTTGGTATCTCCGTTCTTCCGTTCGCCAAGTACATATCCACCTGCTGTCTTCATATATACCTTTGCCTTACTTGGCATCAAGCGACTCAGGGGTACGATGACCCCGCCTGTTGCATCTGTGTTGTCATGTGTCGGAAAACTCAGGTATGGCCCGCCTGGCAATCCTTTAAATGCGTTCTTTGCTGTTATCGTGCGACCTTTCTCATGCTCTGAGATATATGGGTAGTCACTCCACACACGAGCCTCTGAGCCTCCAAGTACCGGAAAAACTCCGCGCTTGAACGAGTCACGTATGAGTGTCCCGCTACGCATCTGTATTTTGTCACCGCCAACCCTACCTCTTGAGTACGGGGTGAAGCGGTCTTTTATGTCGTCTTGAGTCTGACGTGCCCACAGATGTAGTGCTGCATTAATACGTTTGTTTACTTTTGCTACCGATTTATCAACTGCATCCGTAGCCTTGCTCATAATATACCAATCATCCTAAAAGGGTGCATGTGTCGCTCGATGAGGCTGAGTGCTGTCTTGTCCCACTCATCAGCGTTTGCTGTCTTCGATCCGTTGGATGTCTTGACCGATATGCCGATACATGAGCCTTGGTTGTACATATACTGCGCCTGTCTCAAATAGCCGGACTTAACCGATGATGGAACTGGAAGAACGTTATCAGTACATGATGCCGTTGCGCCAGTACCAGTAGTGGTGACAGGTACGGTAAANGTATCGTCGTCCACNCGTGTNATATAGTGTTCGCCGTCAATTGAGGGTGTTGAATCAGACCCAGTAATTGTGACGAGGTCATTTGTTCTATAGCCATGCCCCGCCAAAGTGACCGAAGCTGCGGCGGCTACGCTTATGGCTGTTGCAGTCTGCACAAGGGGGTCGTACCCGCCGGTGTAGGTGACCGTTGCAAAGCCGTTGTTCCACGGCACTCGATAAAGTAGCTTTATGCCGTAATCCTGCTCGATACGATAGTCCGTATCTAATAGTGTGATTGGTACTGATGCGGGTGAAAACCCGTACCAGTAGTTGTCTTCGTAATATGGGACGGGTATTACAGGAGGGTCAAGCGTAATGACCACACTTGCTACGTTGCTGATAGGGAGCGACTTGAGTCCCACCATCCGCTCTGCTGTATAAATCTCGACACTATCAGCATAAGTGCCGCCTGTGTACCTCATCCCTGTCTGCTCTTGAACCATGTCAAACAACGTGGTCTCAAGGTTAGCGAGACGGGGTATGGTAGCAAACGTAGCATTCCCGTCGATCTTTCCAGTTACTTGCTCAAATAGCTCCGACGTGGGTGCCAGTCGCATCTACTTCTTTGCCTCCAAGATCTTCATCTGTTCTTTCTTCAGGTTCGTCTTGGCTTTTTCTGGTATCTGGGCTATCTGCTCGCGAGTCAAGGCCCTCAGCCCGTCAACGCCAAGTGCAAGAACATTAGTCCTGCTCATAGCACCAAAATCCATTGGGTCGAACTCTTTGACATCCGCTTTGGTTATAGCGGATGACTTTTCCTTGCTCATTTTAAAGAGCATTTCAGGGTCAGGGTGTGTCTGAAGACTTCGGATAAAGTCATCCGATGCTTCAATTTCCTGTCCCTCTGTGTATTCGATAACCTTGACACCGTTGCCAAGAAAACCGTCCTTGTGGTCACGTAAAAATGTAATAAGTGGCATACTCGCCTCCAGTTAAGTAATGGGCGGGTCTACATGACCCACCCTTAGTTGGTTATGCTGCTATGTTCTGCGTTTGGTAGCTTGCCACTGCGCCGAAAGTTACGTTAGCGGTGCCTACCGTGCCCACAACTCGGTAATGCTTACCCGTAGGTGCATTAACCACAAGTGTGTAGATAGTGTCCGCGCCCGTAGCCGCGACGATCTGCGGAAGGGAGGTGGTGTTGTACGCTGTACCCGTAGGGAGAGTCGAGCCAACTGCTGGCTCGTCAACCCAAGTGGTTGGGGTAGCGGCTAAAGCATACTGGAGTTTTAAGTCCAATGTGCTAGTTGCAACCATTGCACCGACAATGACATCGAAATTAATCGAACGTCCTGCCGCCGCAGTTACATCCACGCTTGCGGAGTTGACGGTACTTGGTGCTGTGATGATTGGTGAAATGACCAGCGTTCTAGTAACGTTGGAATTTATATCTCTTCGTGCCATGGTATCTCCTTTAAGTTGAGGGTGGGGTCAGTTAAGACCCCACACCAATTAAACTGCGATTTTGATTACGGAAAGTGCTTCGGCTTGTCTCATGCCACCAAGAACACGCTTCCTGAAATAGAAGCCAACGTGACCGGAAGCTGCGTACTTCTCAACAATCCGTTGTACCGATACGCCACCAGCCTTGTCGTACAGACGGTACGCTCTGTTGAACGAGCCGAATGCGATTGGGAAAGTGTTTGCCGCAATGTCTGGCATTGCTTCAATGATCTGGACAGGAAAGCCGTTTACCTCGCCATAAGCACCTTTTTCGGTTCCTTTTGACCAAAGATATTGACCGTTCAAGTCCTTGAGCTTACGAACTGCAGCCGCTGTGAAACGGTTCATTACGTATGCCGCATCGGAAGTGTACACTGCTTTTGGAATTGCCGCAACGTCGATGATAGCGTCATGTCCGTTGGTAGCGAGAGTATCGTTTCCAAGGAGAGTCGCAAGTCCTGAGTTACGAACATTCGCCTGAACATCCGCGTTCACGAGGAATCCGTCAAGCTCGTCCTCAGTAGTACCACTGACGATAGCTGCATCAGTCATTACATCAAACTCGTCTTTTACAAGCTGATTGAGTTCTGCCATGACATTTTCGTCAGTATCGGAAAGGAAGTCAATGTCCGCCACAATTGCTGCTGTGATGAATTTCATGTCGAGACGAGCACGACCAGTTGTGAACAACTGCTCCGAAACGTCTACGCCCTTCTTACCCCATTGTCCGACTGGTCGAGTCATGGAGTTCATGCTTACGGAATCGCCGGTGTTGAGCGTCCGAGCTTTGATGAGGTTACGCATCCCAACAGGGTCAGCCGCTGGAAAGATGATACCCTTCTCGATAAATTCCGGTACGAGAAAACCACCACCAGAATCCGGTGCACCCGCAAGTGCGAGTTTGTATTCTTCCTGCTGGAAATTGGTCTCACCATTTCTCAGGAAATTGACGAATGCAGTCTGCTGGTTCTTCATTTCAACTTCGTTTTCCACGTCGCCTGTACCCGCAAGGCTGAAATTGTTATTTGCAGCCAACTTCT